GACATTGCCTGGCCCTGAAAAATACGCGGTCGCCGCCCGCCCAACGTCCCCGTTGTAGTCTTGCATGTACTTGGTAAGAATGCGGGCACCCACGGCATTGCTGTCCTTGAAGGGGTCCTCGCCCTTCCGCGCGAAGTCCGCGAAGGTTCCGGGTATGATTTGCATGGTGCCGCGGGCGCCTCTGTCAGATGTAGCATTGGCTCGCCCGCCGGACTCGAATCTTCTCGTTGCTTGAATGAGGTTATCCAGCGCGGGGTTATCGCCCTTGACATAGTCGATGTTGGAGAACTTTCCGTCCGCTGTGGCGGGGAGAGCCTGAGATTGGACTTGACCGGGCGCAGTTGTGGATGCTCCGCCCATCCCTACGCTCCCGCCACCATCCCCGAACCCGGTTATGTTTCCCACCGGAGACGAACCGGCGGGGAAGGGATTAAAGCCTTGTGGCAGTGTGGGCATGACTTGCTGTGTGCTGCCCGCGACATCGGTATTGGGCTGGAGCGCGCCGCCGCCGACCGTGGGACCCGGATGAACGCCCGTGAATTGGGAAATCTGGCCGAATTGCTCCCCATAAGGTGTATTCCAATGCTCCATGACTCCGTTGATGTCCCCCAGCATCTTCCGGTTTTCTTCAAACTGCATTGCAAGTTGGGTGATGTGTTGGCGAGTGGAGGGGGCGATAACCATTTGGCCATTAGGGCCCATCACTTCCGGTTGGAGTTGTTGTAATGCCTGTACGGCTGTATCTGCCGGGTACAGCTTACCCACTCCTTGAACAATGGCCGATATGACATCTTGATTATTGGTATTCGGATTCATGAGAAGGGGAGTAGTTATCATGCCGAGATTCTTGTTCCCCTCGGCATAGTTATCCATGGTCTTTTTCCAGATGTCCTGCTGGAGGCTCCCGTTTTGAAGCATTTGCGTCATGAACTGGGGGGCCATCTGCGACGTGCGAATATCCTTGAAGAGTGCCATGGTCATTCCGGGGTAGTTGATGGACCCATCCGGATTGAGATTCGCTTGCGCCGCATCCGCAAAGCCCTGCCGGGCCTGGAGTTGGTATTGGAACATGCGATTTTGATTCATCGCATTCGCCATGTAGGCGGCGTTCATCCCCATCCCCAGCAGGTTCATCGGCTGGGAGGGTTGGAGCTGTCCGTAGATTGAGGCGTCGATTCCGTCCATTTATGGACACTCCCCTTAGGGATTGCTGGTATAGCCGGGGTTGCCGTAATTGCTTGGAAGTTGCACGGCGCCGGAAGGGCTCCAGCCCTGGCCCTGGCCGCCCTGCCCCATCAACTGACTGTATAGACTCGCCTGCATGTAGTTGCCGATGCCCGAGTTGATGCCACCGGAAATGGCATTCGCCCCGGCGATATCACTCCCCGCTTGGGCATTTCCCGCCCCGATAATATTGCTTCCAACATTTGCACCCGTTTGCGCGCCCACTCCTGCCAGTGCGGAGGCGGCGCTTTCGCCTTGGTTCGCCGGTCCAGCGAGCATGTTGTAGATGTTCTGGTTCTGGCCCCAATACTGGTTGAACCGCTCATTGAAGGTTTGATCCGCCAAGCCGGTGGCGTATTGGGCGGCGGCGACCATGGCGGGGGAGGATTGGCCCAAACCCGAGGCGGTTTCCTGGTTCTGCGCCGCGCGGAGTCCCTGGGAGAGGGCGAACTGATAGCCGGGAGTGGCAGCGAGTTGCGCTTCCGTGGGCATGAAGGGCTGGATGAGGGTGGGGATGGCGCGCATAAGGGTGTCTTGCGCCACGCCTCCGCCCTGGATCCACGGGCTGAGATTCTGCTGGTTCTGCCGATAGATCGCAAGTTGTGCCTGGGTCGCCTGCTGGGCGGCCTGCTCCTGCGCGGAAGCGGCGTTCTGGGACTCCATGAGTCCCGCTCCTGCGCTGGCGACACCTCCAAAAAGACTGCCAATCCCCGTTGCTACTGCTCCCATGTTATTTGGGCCTCCCAGACCCCAGATCCTTGGCGAAGTACTTTGAGACTTCTTGATGTCCAAGGGCTTGAAGAAATTTACCATAGTGGCGATGAAGGGGCAAATCCGTGTACCACATACGGACTCCCGCCCCGCGCAAGATTCTTTCCACACCGCGGAAGAGCGCCAAGGCTCCGGAACCCAGTCCCGGCCCTCCCCGCACAATGGGATGTGTCCAAAAGATGTCCGTTGTTGCCGCCGTGACCGTGCGGTGGTGCATCTCTGGACCGATCCAACCGATCCAATAGCCCGTCAAATGGCCGAATTTACGCATAGTTACGTAAGTTGCTTGGGCCTTATAGACCTCCCAGAAAGGGTCCAAGGGCGCACCGTGGGGCGATCCGATCTCCTGATAGTGGACGCGCAGAAGAGGCTTGAGCTCCTCGATGGCTTTGTCGTCGAGGAGCTCCTGGAGGATTATGGTCATGAGTATTCCCACACTACAACCAGGCCATCCGCACCGGCGCCTCCAGCGAAGGAGGTTCCGCTGGATGTGGTGCTTGCCGCACCGCCGCCCCCTGCGCCCGGGGAGGTGGCATTGCTCCCCGCCGCTCCACTAGTGAGGCCGGGGTTAAGGCCGCCCCCGCCGAGGATGCTCGCCCCGCCGAACGTCGGTTTGGCATTCGCCGTGGTGAGATACATCCCATACTCGCCGGCCGCGCCAGGGGCGAAGAAGATCTGGCCGCTCGAGGCGCCCGGACCGGCGCCCCCAGAGCCATAGGCGGACCCGGAATACCCGGGTGGGGCGGAGTTGATTCCCGCGCCCCCTCCCGCGCCACCATTGGTCGTCTGACTTGTGGAGCCCGAACCGACGAAGGAGGAATTTCCTCCTGCGGCACCGTTGCCCAGGCTTGTGCCTCCTGCGCCGCCCGTCCCCACCGTGACCGTCGCCCCAGAAAACCCCGTAGTGTAGAAAGCCATGCACGCTGCGCCAGCGCCACCGCCATTGGCGATGGAGATTTCCGATCCACTCGTGTGGAAGGTTGACCCGCCACCTCCGCCGGCGCCGATAGTCAGGACTTGTACCTGAGTTGTGCCTCCGGCTGGGGTGTAGGTCGAAGTGCCATGGGAAGCAAAAACTTGGATACCCAAGAGTCGCCCCGTGCCCGCCGAGCCTGCGGCATCCCACTTGGGATTCGCTCCGGCGCCCTGGGTGGTGAGGACGTTACCGCTGGTTCCTGGGGTTAAGGCTACCCAAGTTGTGGCATTACGGTACATGATGTCGCCCTGAGTCGCACCAATGACATCCAGGACTGAGGTCACCGTGTTCCCCGCCGCCGCGGCACTCCCCGCCGTGAGATTTGCCATCACATTGTTGACCCCAATGGGGGCGAGGGAGATCGTGCCGATGGGGTTGGAGGGATCGATGGGACCGCCGGTGAGCCCCGCGCCAGTGTCCACCTCGGTGATATGGTCCAGCCCAGTGCCCTGGCCGGTACGATTCCACAGGGCATAAAGGAACTGGTACCATGCCTTGGTGACGCGCCACTCCTCATCTACGAATGGAATCTGGACGTTAGGAAAGCCTTGGGTGAGGCTGGAGTTGGTGGTCATGTCTCGAAGAGTACCGTGTCGATCCAGGCGCCCATGAGAGCGGTCTTGTTGTTGGTGGACCAGGACACCTTGAAGACCCTGTCCCTAGCCATGCCAAGGCGGGACCACTTGGGTTGGGCGAGATAAAACCCCTGCTGGCCGAGGTGTTGGATCATGGGATTCCCATAAGACGCCCCTCGATCATCCGACCAGGACAATGAGATGTCGTTTGATGTGCCGGTGGGGGTTCCACCGGCTTGCATGTCTACGGAAAACTGAGCGTAGTGGGCCCTCTTGCCGTCGTTCACGATGTGGGGGAAGGCCTTTTCCCGCACTATCGGGCCGCCAAAATCGGTGTAGTTGTCGAGGTCCAAGAGATAGAGATTTCCGTTCTCCCAGTCTCCACACAACAGGGGGCCCTGTGTAGTAAGACTTCCCACCGGAAGCCAGCTGGTATTCGTGAGGCAACCCACCCGCCACATGTCCTGGGTCTGGGTAGCTGTGTTGTACCACGCCCTTTGGTGCCACTTTTCCACGGTCATGTCATAGACCCAGGTGGCGTTATCAAAGGGAAAGGTTAGGACGTAGAAAACGTGCCCCTGTTGCTGATAAGCGAAACCGAATGCCGCATAGGGATGTTTGTATTTCGAAATGGCATTCTCGATGGCGTGGGTGGAAATGCGCATCGCCTGATAGGCTTGGCTTTTGAAGATGATCCACCGGCCGAAGGGATCTTGGGAGAGCCAGAAGTTATTGAGGTCGTAGGAGGCCAGTGAGTTGATCGCCCCAATTCCGTGTTGGATGAAAATTCCCGGGAGGATGGCGAAGGGCAGATTCGCCCCACCAACGTTGTACCAAACCTCGGTGGTGTCCCGACCGAACAACCAAATTTCCCGATGGATGGTCGTGAGGGCGAAGAGAGGGTCGGAATTTCCGCTCTTGGCTCCAATGTACAATCCCGACCAGGAGGCGGAATTGCTCAGGGTTGATTGCCATTGATTCCCGAAGAAAGGCCCGGATATCAGGAAGGTGTCCACATAGGCTGCCGAGTTGCCGCCGAGAAAATTGGTATCCGAGATGGCGCTGAAGCTGTTGGTCGATAGGGTGAGCTGATATCCCGCGGACGTACCGTCCAGCATAATCATGGTCGTGCGGTTGTCGGCGAAGTTGACCGAGCTGCCAACGGAAGCGAGAGTGCCCAGGGCGGTAAGAGTGAAGGTGGGCGGCGGGCTAATTAGGTAAAGTGTACTTCCGCATACTCCATAGGTCACCCCAGTCGAGGCGCGATAAAGACCGCGCCAGCCGGGAAAAACCAGCCCAGGATTTCCGGGAGTGGGCGTTCCGGATGGTTGACCGGCGTTGGGAAGGAGGGTGAGCCCCGGCGTGGGGTAGAGCGTGTAGGGCTGCTCAGAGTCCTTGGGGTTGACTTCCGGGTAGAGGTTTACGCAACTTTGCGCGTCTGCGATCAGGCTTCGGGCTTCGTAGAACCCTTCCGTTAGGGGCACCTTTGTCATTTTTCTTAGCCCCCTTCATGGGCGGAAGGACTGCATCGACAGGGATTTTTCCCTCGGGGTTATGAAGGCTCATGGGATTGGCGTAGGGATTGGGCGAGGTCATGACCTTGCCCTTTCCAGCCTCGGGATCGGGAATTTCTTTGACGCTGGAGGCGTTGTCCCGGATCCAGGACATCAGGTTGTCCTTCCAGGTCTTGGTGCCGATGTGGCAGAAGTCCAAGTCGGGAATGGCGTAGCACTTTCCCCCGATCTCCCGCCACCGCCGGCAGAAGTTGTAGTCCTCTCCCCAAAAAATCTCTTTCTCCACCACGGTCTGAAAGTAAGCGTGCATTTCACCCTCAAGGGGGTCAACATACTTTGGCGCCACGCCTGCTTCCCGCATCTTGTCAAAGACCTTCCGATTGATCCGCATGAAGCCGGTAGGGAGTCCGTTGACGGACATGAGGCCGCGGGAATCAATGATGACCTTCCAACCAAGAAGGTCTAATGGCCAGGACCGCTGCTCGGACTTCTTGGGGTAGATTCCCGCCACCAGCGGAACCTCTTGTCGGGCGATAAGGGGAAAGTATTCCGGTTTGCAGGCCACGTCGGCATCCACGAAGAGGAGGTCCGTAGCATCGGACTTGAGGAACTTATTGACCGCCATATTGCGGGTATGGTCGAGATAGCAACACCCCGCCACAAACCCATTAACTACCTCTATCCCTGCCGCAACGAGCTCGGCGATTCCTGCGGTAATCGAAGCGGAGGTTTGGATGCAGATCCGATTGTCGTAGGCGGGAACACAGATATAGAGATGGGACGCTGGGGGACATTGATCCAGCGCCCCATCAAGGGAGAACTCCTCGGACACTTATTGACTTTCTTACTTATGCCGACTTGATGCGGAACCAGTTGTTGGCGATTGGGCAGATGTAGATGGCGTGGATCTCGTTCGCCTGGGTGATCGAGACCCCTGCGGTGCCGCCGTTGATCTTGTCCGCCGTCTGGGGGAACACCGCCACGGTACTCGTGCTACCGTTCATAACCGTGACCGAGGCACCGACCTTCGCCGCCGGGAGGGCCACGGAGTCGTTATTGGCGGCACACGTGCTCACGTGGTTGTAGCCGTACTGGAGGGGATAGGCGGTCGTTGATCCGCCGCCGGAAAAGGCGGTGATGCCCGACAGGGTTTGCTCGAGGTCAATGGCGAGGACGTTATCGAGGTTGCCGCCGTTGATGATGCCCTGGGAGAAGTCAGGGCCGAAGTTCTTGGGCACGGTGAAGACTGGGTTGGCCATGGTAGGAGTTCCTTTTTCTTGGGTTTCTTATAGGCTACCGGGGCTAGAAACCCAAGTAGTTAGTGCCACTGAGGGTGATCCCGCTGGGGAAAACCAGCTGGCCCTCATTGTTCAACGTGGCGTCCGTGACCCCGGCATTCCGGAACGCGCTCACGATATCCTCCGGACTCATCATCGTGGGGTAGTAGGCGATTTGGAGGGGAGTACCGAAGGCCGTTCCGGTGTACTTAATGGTATCCTGCTGGAAGGCTACCGGGGGCGTAGAGAAGGTTGGGGCGCTGATGCCAATGGGCTGGGCGGCCGTGGTAGCGCCGGGCGCGAGCGGGTAGGTCGAGATTGAGATCGTGCAAATCTTGGCCATGGGAGAGGTCCTTTCTTAGAAGCCGAGGTAGGAGGTTCCAGAGAGGGCGCTGGCGCTGGGGAGCACCAATCTCCCTTGGTCGTCATAAAAGGCGTCAAGCATCCCGTGCTCCTGAAAACGCAGAATAATGTCGCCGGGGGACATCATCGTGGGGCGATATTTCCAGGTGAAGGTGTTGCCCGTCGCCTGAATGGTTACGGTAACGGTGTCTACCTGGCCCTGGACGGGCGGGGTTGAAAAGGTCGGCCCGGAAATTCCGCCATTCTGCACCGAGGTCGTGGCACCGGGAAGGAGCGGGTAGTTCTGAATCGAATAGGTTCCGAAGATGCCTGCGGCCATTTTTTCCTCTACCTTATCTGGTCGCTGTAGGGGTTGTAGATGCCGGGGCGGACCAGGTCGGTCGGCATTTGGAGTCGGGCAATCTGGGTATTTGCCCCGCGGAGGACATTGAGGGCGTCCATGGCGAGGCCGATAACCACAGGATCCGGTTGGCGGGAATACTGTGGATAGAGCCTCACGGCGAGGTTGTACATCAGGGCGGCGAGGTATTCGTCCGGAAGAACGATTGACTGGCTCAGGGACGTGAATTGGGCCAGCGTTTCCTTGTAGGTGATGAAGACCTCGTAGATCGTCGCCTGAGGGATCGGCCAGGGATAGATGTGTCCCGTCGGAAAGTCCGAATCATAGAAGATGTATGACGGGAAGCTTTGAAGCTGCTTAAGGGCGATGTTGTTGTAGTCCTCCCGGGCTTCGAGGATTTCCAGGGGATAGTCGATCTGGCTCGGCTGGCTTTGCACTATCTGGCGGAAGAAGGCCGCCTCGAGCCGGTCGGGACGCTTGGCGACGTTGATGTCCCCCGCGGGCCCGACGGTATAGCTTTGGGCCCCAGTGCTGACCACCCCACTCGTGACCAGATGGTAGACAAGCCACCTCTTCCGGTTCCACTGCCCCAACATCATGTTGAGCTGGGTCAAGGCATCCGTGGAGTCCTCGGCGAGGGGGGTTTGCCCCACACCGATGACCCCAACGGACTTGAGCGCCAGTGTGATAATGTCGAGTGGGGTGGTCAAAGGTTAGCCCTTCTGTTCCCGCTTGAGGACCTTCTCGGCGAAGCCGGCGAACTTGGCCTCCAGTTCCGCCAGCTTTTGCTTGAGTTCCGCGTTCTCGGCCTCCGCGGCCACGAGGGCCTCGGTATGGGGGTGAATCTCTGCGAGGGTCTCCTTAGAGGCCTTGATGCCGTGGTCGGCCAGAATGCGTAGTTCATCCCGCTGATCCTGGGCCACCCCGATCTCCACATGCCTGTCGTCCGGATCGCGGATGGACTTGGGGTACTCCTGGTACTTATAGGCCGGGAAGGTCATGTTCCCGTAGATGCCCTTGTAGTTTTCTTGTGCCATTTGGCGTTACTTCTTCTTCTTCCTGTTTGACTTGCCGGCGGTGGAGAGGGCGATGGCGACTGCCTGCTTCTGGGGCTTGCCGGCATCCATCTCCGTCTTGACGTTGCTACTGATAGTCTTTCGGCTCGAACCCTTTTTCAGGGGCATGATTCTTCTTCCATTGTTGCACGGCTTGGACAAGTCGCCATTGGTTAGAGTCCATTGATAGTTCCTGGATGATGTCCAGAATTTCATCTTTCTGGACATCACTCAGGGTCTTATAGAACCCGAAAGCTTCCCGGGGGGTCACTCAGCAGCTCCGTAGAGGAAGAGGATGATTATGAGGCATCCCACAACCCCGATACCGAGACCCAGGAAGAGACCCCCCAGGATTTGGAACATAGTTCCATTCTACCTACGAATTGGCCATCATTCAGAACCGTGTTATAATCTGCCTCTCACGAATGGCAAATTACACAGCATCTCCAACGGCTACTGCCCATTCGGGCCGGACGTAGAGATAACCGTAGAGGGTGTCTAACCGGGTTATGAACTGGTCCGTCGCGATGTTGTAGGCGCTCACCATACGCATCGCCACGCCGTCGAACTGCTCCCGCGCGGCCTCGTGAACGCCACGAGGCAGCTCGAGATCCGCCGTCGCCAAGGTAACCGCCTCGGGCACATAAGCGAAGTTCTTGCGATAGATCGCACCCGACAGTGTCACGACGTTGACGTTGCCGCCCGAAGTCGGCGACACGTCCACCGTCTGGTACTGCACCTGGGCGCCGCCCGAAGCCGGGATCAAGGCCGGGTAGATCGGGATCGACGTTCCGTTCGCCGCGACATTGGCCGTCACGACAAACTGACGGAGTTGGCCGGTGGACTGCTTCGTAATCCGGTTCACCGCGTTCGACGTGGCGAAGGTGACGATGTCACCCACCGCCAGGCCGCCGGCAATCGCCGCCGTGGTGATGGAGAGGCCGGTCTGGTTGGAGCCCGAGACCGTGGTGCAGACCGTGGCCGGAGAACCCGTGCCCGTGTATGCGGCGGTCGTGTGCTTCAAAACGGTTTGATCCATAAACCATTCAAAGCCTAATGCACGAGCCATCGCGCCCGACTCGTACTGCTCACCAATCCGCGAGGACGGGTTGAACAGGCCGGCGAGA